AGTCTGTCATGTCTACCAATTCCATCATCCGGCCTGGTGATCCCACTAGGATTTGAACCTAGAACCTACAGCTTAGAAGGCTGTTGCTCTATCCAGTTGAGCTATAGGACCATAAAGTTATGATCTTGAGCCTGAGAAACCTAATTCATAGGCTTCAGCTGGGTGTTCTTCTATCCACATGTGACAGTTTCTGCAAACTGGTAACCATGTAGATGTATCCAAGTAGTATACGCCACGTCCATGTTTATGATGTACATCAGTAGCCTGCAAAGAACACTTATGGATCTTTGCATGACACATTGGTTTGTCTGTTAAATACTGCCTACGCTTTTTAGAATAGGCAGTATTCAGTTTAGACATTTTATTTGAGACTTTTTTGATGCTCATTTTTTAGTTCTAAATAGTTTTTAGGGAGTAATCCCAAAGACATAAATTTTAATATTACATCCTCATAAGTCATACCTAACTCTTTGAAACTCATAGTGTTAGTGTAATCATCTAATACTTCACTAGCTGGTATATTTGCAATATACTGTGCTAATGGAGAATGCTTGAATGTATTGCTAAGATAAGCATTTACACGCTTATTACAAATAGTTTGCTTCCAAGCATTTATCTCTCTCTGTCCACGTTTCCAAACCTTAGTTATTCTACGTTTCTTGTCCCAATGTAGCTTCCTAACTTCTTCAGGTTTATAAACCTTAAGGCCATGAAGTACACGTTTAAACAAAAAATGTTGATACGGATTTAGCTTGGTGTAACTTAAAGAGTTTACTAATGATGGCGGATGAAGCTGATATTCAGCTAATATACCAAAGTAGCTGTAACGTTCTTCCCTTCTGGAAAGATTGTCTAGTTGTTGTTGTTGTTGAAGTTGTTCTAATTGTTCCTGAGATAGCATAATTGTTTAGTTGTTATTGATTAGTAAAAGGTTGTCCTCATATTTGAGGAAGGGAGTAGTTAAAGTTAATTAGGGTTGTATAAGAATTACTTAAAAAACTTACACAACCCCTTTTAACCAAACAAATTATTAATAACTACTCTTATAGTTCAAAGGTTTCAGCCTCTTCTTCTACAAGTTCTTCTACTTTATCAGTAACTTCTTCTGTCTCAGTATCATTGCTTTCTTCTAAATCATCTACATCATCTACTGTAGAATTATCAAAACCTTCTGTTTTAATATCAAATGCTTCTTCTACACTAGCTGCAGGTACACTTATAGAATTAGATTTTGCACTGCTAGTACCATTAGCATCTTTGATGTCTTGCCCATTAGTGTGAGCTATTAGCACGTCTTGAGCTGTTGTATCAGCTGTAAACATTGCTTTCCTATATATAGGTTGACCATCAACACAGCATACTATACCAGTATCACCTGCATATTTATAATCTCTTTCAGGATCATTAGAATTAAATGGATCTAATTGTTCTTTGATAACAATCTTACCAGCTATTTCATCACCTGCTTTAAAGTTTAGGGATTGTAAGTCTTCTACCTTACCCTGTAGTAACGTTGATACATTAGACTTTTTAACCCAGCCATTGTTACCAAATGTAACTCTAACTTGTTGCAGTCTTACATAACCATACTCTGAATTGTTTTTTGATTGATTGATAACATTACCCATGTCATCTGCACATACATTGACTTTGCTTTGCATTTTTTTTGATTTTAAAAAATTAATAATTGATTTTGTGATGACTACACGTCATCTGAATGAAAATATGGGTCATCAAGCTTTTCATATGCTTCTATCTCATCTAATGCAGGTTCATTTTCATCTATGAACTCTAGTTCATAGTCTACTACTACTGTTTTACCTGAGAAAGCATTATAAAAGGGATTAACCACTTCTTTTGTGTATGCTGAACTTAAGCCATTAAGATCTTTTACCTCATCATCAGTTAACGAGAGGTATTGCTCTACTGAGCACTCAATTATACGGCCATTGGGTAGTTGTACTATCATATCTATTAACAAAGATATAAATATAACTTACCTTGGCTCACTAATTATAAGAAATTATTAGTTAAATTCAAAAATAAACTGCACTTATATAGCTATCACTTAAATAATAACTAGTTTGCCTTTTACTCTTTTTATGTAATTATGCTGTCTCAACTCTTTTAAGAGCTTAAAGACATATCTTTGTGATACATCCATTGAGTCAGCAAGTGTTGAAGCAGACGGATATGCTTCACGGTTTTTATCTGCATAACATGCTATGAGACTATATAACCCTTTTGCTTGAATAGATAAATTGGGATCTGACAAGACTTTATACTTAACTATGCCAAATCTATCTGATTTCTTTGACATGGTCCTTTAATAGTATAAGTACGGCCAAAGACTCACTTTCTTCATTAGCAAGTGTGTCATTACCCATATTATACTTATTATTCATATATCTCCCAAAAGACATATTCTTTCCATCTACACGGTTTAATGCATTATCTAATGCACGCCATGATTTTTGTTCACTTTGTAGTAACTCCATTGATATATCTGCCATTTTAATCTGTTTTATCTTCTGGAAATAATTCCTCTTGATTTATAACTACGTCTGTATCTAATATATCAAAATATTTTATATCAGACTCATTAACCTTGGTCAAATCTAATGGATTTACTTGGTGATCATATGTTTTAGCTTCTTTTGTTTATCATGATAGAATAAATCTACTTTGATAGAGCTATAAAATGGGTTAAACTTATCATTACCCCATGATGAATCACCTGTGACTTTACCATATACTCTTCCATTACCTGGGCTTAGGCCCATATCTTCAAGTATATCCCATTCAAACTCTGATCCTGGGTGGTAACTTAATGGTTCTAATGTTACAAAATCACCTATACTAACAGTATTATACTCATCTTTAGATAAACTTAGATGTAATATAATCTCTTTAGCATGATCTGGTAACTCTCTCATTATAATATTGAATATATGTTCATTATTACACGGTGTGTTTGGTATTAAAACATTTTTTAATATGTTATTTACTATGATCTCATTGATCTTAAATTGATTTGCCATGATTATTTTAATTGATTATTATTTAATTTATTCCATAAGTGAGGAAGGGAGCAGTTAGAGTAACAAGTATGGATAGTAACGCAACCCTAAACAATTATATAAAAGGTATTATTACTATCCATTTTGCCCACCACTCATTATTTTATTCTACAAGGCCTAACTACAGTAGTATATATTATATATAACTAACTACTGGTACTGTTTGTATGAACTGTGGTTCACTTTTTTGATGTAAATTCTATTGATACAAACGGTAATAGCATCAACCAAGAGATTTCATCAATCTTGTGATGAGGATCTACACCAAATGCAAATCCAAATATTGGTACTATTTCTATAGATGCTTTAGGTAACATTCTTACCTTGGACATAAAGACTAAATACACAACAGAGTTAGCTACTATTGCTATGCCCACTAACAGTAAAGTTATAAGTATAACTGCGGATGTCTCATACATGGTTAGTATCATGTATGCTCCTACTATAAATAATATAGGTAGTACTACTACGAATAATAATTTTAATAATGACCTGAATAAATGTTTCATAATTTCTAATTGTTTATTGATTAATTAATTTGTTTTTATAATGGTACGATTGAATCACCGTTGATTATTAGATCTGATAAGTCTAACTGATTATACTCATAGTCTCCATTCCAATATGATACATCATATAGACTCATATAGTAATTTGATGTAGTATATATAAAGTAATCCGGATTTGTATTTGATGTGTCCATAGCCCACTCTAACCAATCACTTTGTGTATCAGTTGGTGGGTTTGTTGCAAACCATGCTAGCATATATACTGGCATATCAAAGCTATCCCATGCATAATACTTATAATTTATGATTGTAGTATTATTAACACTATCCCATACATATGATTCCACATTCACAGCATACACTGTGAGTGTATCAACAGGCGGTTGTTGTACCTCTACTATTTCAAGAGGCTCTTTTTCACAGCTCATTATAGATACTAAGAGAAAGAATATTGATATATATTTCATAAGATTAATTATTATGGAGATTACAATACGATATATATTCTCTCTCCTGGTTATGTTTGATTACTTTTAATGTGTGTTCTGCTTCTTGCTTAGTTTTATGATAACGTGACTGTCTATCATAAGGCATACCATTCTCTGTACGACCTATGTAATATCCAGCTGCTGATCTTAAAACCTTTACTGATGAAATTTTCATAATTGTTTATTTAATTTAGACATTTGATTAATAAGATTCCGGGTACTATGTCTATTATCCTATAGAGGAAGAGACAAACATTACCCATGTAGTATTGTTGAGTGTAATAGTTACTCTTGTAATATAAGCTAGCATAAGAGTGATGATAAACGTGGACGCATGACTTGCAAATCAATTGTCAATCTCCGTACCATACCCAATTTAATGTTTATGCTCTTATGTTAGCTATATTAATATATTAATGTGCTATGATAGTTATGATAGTGGTAAAAGGTGGTATATTGTGGGTATGAGACCTCACATTTATAATGCTATACACATTTAAATAAAAAAAACAACTACAAACCTGGTTGTTACACCAGATCTGTAGAGTTTTTACCTTTTACTGCAGGTTTACACTGCTTCTATCCAAAACATACCTGATTCTTCTCCTGTTGTTAGGTTTAACACAGGATTATCAGATAGCTTGAAGCCTTTCATCTCATCACCTCTATTAAGTTTAGCACTTAACTGTTTGATGACTGGATGATCAGAACGCATTACTTGTCCAGTCTCTGGATCTATTAGGCTTAATACGCCAAATGTGATGTTGTTCTGTGTTCTTGTTGCTACATTAACGCCTGCTAATGTAGTAGCTTTTTGTATCAATGGTACATCTGATGCAATAATAGTTGCACTTCCTGTTGACTCATTGATATTGAGCTTTCTAAAATAAACTGAATTTGTTTCCATAATTTTAATTATAATTAATGATTAATAAATATTTGCATAAGAAAGGAAGGGAGCAGTGAAAGTTATATGGATGGTATAAGATTGTATGACCAGTAGCAGTTAAAATAAAAAAAGTACTGGTGCATCCGTAGAACCTCCTCTGGTAGGTGTATTAAGCAGTAGCCTCCGCAGGCCTTGCTTCCCCAGGATGCATTCCCAGTACATATTATGGGAAGGGAGCAGTTGTTTAAAAAAAGATGTGCTTTTACACACACCTTTATTTACTACCATTCATCCATCATATCCATCTCACTAAACTCTGCATCAATCATATCTTCTTGGAATCTACGGTCAATGCCTGTTAGTTTAGGTTTAGTAGCCTTTTGTTTAAGTGATTCATACACTTTCATAAACTCTTCTACATTCATATCTCCTGCCTCTTGGCAGATAGCATCAAGTTGTAGTTTTATCTTGTGATGCATTTTGTACAATCTGTTTTCCATAATTTAGTGAGTACGCTCTCCAGCTTTTAGTTAAAAAAAAGAGGTGTGCTGTTACACACACCCCTGTACTTCATCTAGGCTTGTTCAACCCAGAAGAGGTTCTCATTCTCCTCACCAGTCTGTAGGTTGACAACCTTTTGGTCAGACAGTTTGAAGTTAGGTAGCTCATCACCTACATTCAACTTAGCTCCAAGCTGTTTGATTGTAGGGTGGTCACTACGCATCACCTGATTAGTTTCAGGGTCTATTAGTGAAAGAACACCAAAGGAGATGTTTCCTTGAGTTCTTGTTCCCACAGACAAACCAGCAAGTGTAGTTTGTTTCTGTGACATTGGAGCAGAGCTCACAATGATTGTTGCTGAGCCAGTAGACTCATTGATGTTTAGTTTTCTAAAGTAAACCATTTGTAAAAGTATTAAGTTAATTAATTAAGTGTGGATAATTACGGGGGGTGACCCAACCACAAACATTAGGCGGGGAGCAGTTTTATATAGGGTCTCACCTATGCCAAATACATAATTTTGCCAGGACCGGTGGGGGGATATAAAATTTTTTTAATCAGGTGGGGGCTATGTTCTGAGTCAAAAGTTTTTATAGGTTGGGGGAATTTAGTATATTGTTCTTATAGACGCAGTGTAACTTAAATAATAGAATATGGGACAATGGGATGACAATAATGGAGAAGATCACGGGCTGAGTGAAATAGAACAAATGCAATTAGATGCAATACTACTTGAGACAGCATATGAGAACTCTTTTCTAGTATTAACTAATCAGATAACATTTGAAGAGTTAATGATTAAGAAGTTTAAGAAGGGTCATGAGGCCGTACTGGCGTTTGATCCTGACAATGGTCCTGAACTAACCGAATTTGAAAATATGTTAGCGTACTATATAGAAATTGAAGAGTATGAAAGGTGTGCTAAAATTAGAGACATAATGAATAGGGCGTATCCAGAATGTATAAATAATTAGTTATGGCAGTAAAGAAAAAAAAGAAAAGCACAGTAAATAGTTCTGGAAACTATACTAAACCGGGAATGCGTAAAAGGTTATTTAATTCCATCAAGGCTGGAGGTAAAGGAGGAGCACCGGGACAGTGGTCAGCACGTAAAGCTCAAATGCTTGCAAAAAGGTATAAAGCAAACGGAGGCGGATATAAAAGTAAAAAGTAATTTGCAAGATAATGGCAAAAACAAAACAACAAAAAAGTCTTACTAGATGGACCAAACAGAAATGGACAACTGCATCAGGAAAGAAAAGTTCTGAAACAGGTGAGGTATATGCACCAAAGAAAACTATTGATAAGTTAAAGAGCACTAAAAAGGGTAAGGCTAAGCTAGCTGCAGCTAATAAAAAGAAGCGTGCTGCAACTAAAAAAGGTAAACAACACGCATCTCACGGATTGCATAAAGGAAAGAAAAGATAATGGCAGCAAAGAAAGATAGTAGACTAACAAAAGCAGGGGTATCAGGTTATAATAAACCTAAACGTACTCCGTCACACCCAAAGAAGTCTCACGTAGTGGTAGCTAAGGTGGGAGATAAAGTAAAGACAATTAGATTTGGTCAACAGGGTGTAAAGACAGCAGGTAAGCCTAAAGCCGGTGAGTCAGCAAAGCAAAAGGCTAGACGTAAGAGCTTTAAAGCTAGACATGGTAAAAATATAGCTAAAGGTAAAATGAGTGCAGCATATTGGGCAGACAAAGTAAAATGGTAGATTATGACAGAAGCAGATTTAATAGAATTAGGTTTTACTAAACAAGTACAGGATCCATGCTGTGATCCTCAAATATATACGTTCTATAAACTGGTAGGTAATAGTTCCCCTTTTATTACACCAGCCAGTGACACTATTACTGATGATAATTGGCCAGTAGAAAACTATGCCGTCAATTTTAAAACATATATCAAATCGGATGTAGTAGAAATGATTACTTTACTAGAAAATAATCCGTTATTTCCTCCAACGGAATAAAAAAAAGCCATTAAACTTTTTTAAGTTAAACTATTTATGTATGTTTGCATATATGTTTAATTTTTAAAACCAAATAAAATGGCAGACGTAAAAAATTTAGATCCTAACAAGGATCCTCAGCTAAGTAAAGAAGAACTTACTAAGCGTAGAGAAGAAATCACACAGTTTTATAAAGATAATATTCCACATCTTACTGTTCAAGCAGAATATGAGGATTTATTAGCTACTATTGACAAAGCAAGAGCTGAAAGACTGCAAGCTCAAATGTTTATGGCACAAACCGCAGCACAACAAGATAATGCAGGAGAGGCTAGTGAAGATGAGAAAGCTTTTAAAGAAGCTATGGAAAAAGCGGCAGCAGGTGCAGAGTAATTATGAAGATGCTAAAAAAAGGTGATAGAGGCCAAGAAGTAAAGACATTACAACAAAATCTTTTAATTAAACCTGACGGAATATTTGGAAGACAAACAGAAAAACATGTTATAAGGTTTCAACTTATGCATAATTTATCTGCTGATGGTATAGTAGGTGCAGAGACATGGACTCTTTTATTACAGTTACCAAGTGCGTTAACCATAGCAATAGATGAAGATACTGATACACAAGGTCAAATGTTTGAGACACCTTATGATCAAATTATACATAAGCATTATTTACCTAAAGGGGAATATGTAGAAGGACCCGTTAGTAATCATTATATCTTTTTACATCATACTGCAGGTAATGCTAATCCTTATAGATGCATTGATCACTGGGGAAGAGATAGCAGGGGACGCATTGCAACTGAATTTGTATTAGGAGGTATCAATCACAGGAATGGTAATGATGAATATAATGGTGTCATGGTACAAGCATTTCCTACAGGAGCACAAGGATTTCATTTAGGTAAGACTGGATCAGGATATATGAACAGGCATTCAGTAGGAATTGAAATATGTAACATGGGATACTTAGATAGTAAAACAATGAAAACATATGTAGGTTCAGTATGTCAGGAAGAACAAGTATGTGAGCTACCTGAACATTTTAAGGATAAACTACACTGGCATAACTACACAGAAGAACAAATCAAAGCCACAGAAAAGTGGATCAAGTGGGTAGGTGAAAGAGATGGTGTAGATATAAGATTAGGTTTAAAACAATATATCAAGAAATATGGTCCATCTAAAGGTTTTGATTTTCAAGAGGATGCATATTATGGAAAGGTAAGAGGTTTATTAACTCACGGTAATGTGAGAACAGGTAAGTCAGATATATATCCACATCCAGATATGGTTGATATGATAATGAGTTTATAAAATGGCAATAGTAAAAAAAGTAGATTTAAAATTAAAAGTTAATATTGATGAATCAATAAAGTATCAGATACTTACTTATTGTTTCTTTAATGATATATTAGTAACTAATTCTGATTTAAAGTTTTTATGTGAACTATCTAAAACTCCAAGTATTGAATTAACTAAGTTTTGTTTAACATTAGTTAATATGAATATTTTTAAGAGTCCTCAGTCTGCTAGAAATGCAATAACAAAGGCAGAAAGAAAAGGTTTGCTTAGTAAAAAAGGGAATAATAAAAAAACAATTACCATTAAACCAGCTATTAATATTCAGACAGAAGGATTAGTATTACTTGATTATAAAATTTTAGGCAATGCATCCCAAGTCACACAAGGAGTTTAGAAAGAATATAGCTGAGGAAGTTGAAGTACATCCTCAAGTAGTAGAAGATTTTATAACTTTTTATTATGCAAAGTTAAGAAGAAAACTTTCTGATTTAAGTTTCCCAAGAGTTTATGTAGAGGGATTAGGAACATTTGAGTTAAGAAAATCTAAGTTAAACAAGGCAATAAAAAAGAATAAAAGTCTATTAGGTAATATTGCTAAAAGAACTTACAATGGTTATGCAAAAAGTGAGGATATAAAAACCAATATTGAGCAGATGGAAAGTGCAATGAAACAAATGCATGATGATATGCTAAAAAAAGAAAATTTTAAAAAAAATGGCTAACTGGAAAAAGTATTTAGATGTTTTTAAAAATGCAGATAAAATTGCAGAAGGTATTAAAAACAATATATTTAAGAAAGAGCATATTGAAGCAATAGCTGATAAAAGATTCCAGACATGTTTAAATTGTATTTTATTTGACGCAGGAGGTGATAAATGTATGGCACCTGGAACACAACCTTGTTGTTCAGATTGTGGGTGTAGTTTAGCATTTAAAGTAAGATCATTATCTTCTGATTGTCCAAAGGGAAAATGGCATGCAATAACATCAGAAGAGCAAGAAGAATTAATTAATAAACAAATTGAAAATGGACAAACTAACTAAAGCTCAAATAGTAGGTGAACTACTAGCTGAAGAACAAATAACTGCAGAAGAAGCAATAACATTGTTGGAGCCTGCTAAAACAATAATCTATAACGTTCATGTACCTGAACAGGAAGTGCATACACCTATGCCTTATGGGAATATGTGGACTACTAATATTACAGACTAATGGCAATATTATTTAAAGAAGAAGGACACGTATATGAAAGCATTGATCAAGATAAAATAGATTGGTTAAGTGTTACTTCTTTAGTTGGAAAATTTAAACCCAAGTTTGACAGAGATGGTCAGGCAGTTAAATCATCTAAGAACAAAAGATCAAAATGGTATGGTATGACACCCAAAGAAATAATAGCTGCATGGGATGGGGAGACAGATAGAGCAATCAAGCTAGGTAATTTTTATCATAATCAAAGAGAAGCAGATATACTTGAGTTTGAAACAATTCAAAAGTATGGAACAGAAGTGCCTATTATAAAACCATTGGTAGATACCTCTGGAGTAAAAATTGCACCAGAGCAGAAATTAGAAGAAGGAGTATATCCAGAACATTTAGTATATCTTAAGTCTGCTGCTATTTGTGGTCAAGCTGATTTAGTGGAAGTTGTAAATGGTTATATAAACATAACTGATTACAAAACAAATAAAGAAATTAAAGATAAAGGATTCACTAATTGGGAAGGAATAACTAATAAAATGTTTAGGCCTGTAAATCATTTAGATGATTGTAACCTTAATCATTATAACTTACAATTGAGTATTTATGCGTATATTATTAAGAAGCATAACCCTAAATTAAAGATTGGAAAACTAATTATACAACATGTTAAGTTTAAACAAGTAGGTGAGGATAAAAATGGATATCCAATCAATGAACATGTTGATGGTGAACCAGTATTAGATACAATAAAAATGTATGAATTACCATATTTAAAAGATGAAGTTAGATCTTTAATAATGTGGCTAAAAGATAATCAATAATGAAAGAATATATAGCAGCAGTAGAAATACAATCATTAAAGTCAAAAGTACCTACAGACTTTAGATTTGAAGAAACAAAAATATGTATAGATCTAGATAAAGTAGTATGGTTTAAAGAATACTTTCATGTAGCAACAGATAAGTTTCAAAATACACATACTGAAGTATTATTGTTTGGACAAAGCAAACCAATTATACTTGTAGTGGCATATGATCAATTAAAGAAAGAAATAACTAAACCTAAAAAAGCATGATAGTAAAATTATTTGATATACAGAATAGTAAATTAGTATTAACAGAACATTGTTACTCATTACCATTTTTAAAAAATATAATGACGGAATATCCTGATACTAATATGCAGGTATATCAATATATTTTTTATATGTCTTGCCCTAACCCTGATTTAAATCCGTTTTTTAATTTGCCTGAACATGAGAAGGAAGATATTATAATAGAAGAAATAGGATTAGAAGAATCTCCTGAAGATGGTAAAATAAGATATGCATTAGATATGTGCAAGAAGATGTATGAAACTCCTACATATAGGGCATACGTAGGCATTAAAGCCATGTTAGACAGATTAGCACAGTATATGGAGGTAACCCCTATTGAGCATGGTAGAGACGGTAATATGAACTCTATGATAAATGCTGCTGCAAAGTTTGAACAAATTAGACAATCATACAAAGGTGCATATACAGACATGCAACAAGAACAAGAGAGTTCTGTGCGTGGTGGTGCAGGATTGGCATATGATCAATTATAAATCAATAAAATTTAATTAAATGAAAAACAAAGTAATTATACCAGTTGGAAAAAAACTGTTAATTAAAGAAATTAAACCTGAGACTAAGACAGCATCAGGATTATATTTACCAGAAATGGCTCAGAAAAAGACATTTCAAGGGGTTGTTGTAGGTAAAGGAGATCAAGTAGAAGAAATACAAATAGGAGATGTAGTGCATTATGCAGATCATGCTATGCCAACACCAATGCCTCATAATGGTGAAGAGCATTTGTTGTTACAGTTTGGTGATGTATATGCCATCATAAGAGATGAGTAGGATTATACCTACATATGAAAATGATAATTGGACATCTACAGAATTTTCTAATGATGAAGATTTTCATGAGTTTATTTTTGAGATATTTAAAGAACCTGGCAAGTATGAATTTGATGAAACAAGTTTAATATTTAATGCTGAAGCAAGGAGATTTAATAAAGAAGGTTTGTATTGTAGTTCTCCTTTTAGATCAAAGGATTTTATGGCATACTGGGATGACCAAAAAAATAAATGTAGAGAAGGGGTAATATATAAAAATAATAATAAGATTTGGTATCTTACCAGAGACTATTATATGTGGTTAAATTTTTTACCAATCTTTGATAAAGAAGAAAAAAAATATGGGTTTGCCAAAGTACGTGATGCACAATATCACATGGCATTGTATGAAATACTTGCAGAGTTAAACAATCAGCATTCAGCTATACTTAAAAAACGTCAGATAGCTTCTTCATATTTTCATATGGGAAAGATTATAAATACCTATTGGTTTGAAGAAGGTAGTACATGTAAGATTGGTGCATCATTAAAAGATTATATAAATGATAAAGGTTCTTGGAAGTTTTTAGATGAATATAAAACTTTTCTTAATGAACATACAGCTTGGTATAGGCCAAGTAATCCTGAGAAAGTTCTTTTATGGCAACAGCAAATAGAAGTTAAAGTAGGTAATAGAAAAACATCTAGAGGATTAAAGTCAAAGATACAAGGTGCATCATTTGAAAAGAATGCTACATCTGGTGTAGGTGGACCTACTACTTATTTCTTTCATGAGGAAGCAGGTATTGCCCCTAAGATGATGCAAACGTATGAGTACTTGCGTCCTGCAATGTCTTCAGGTATGATGACAACAGGTATGTTTATTGCTGCAGGATCTGTGGGTGATTTAGAACAATGTAACCCATTAAAAGAAATGATAATGAATCCTACTGCCAATGATATATATGCAGTAGAAACTAACCTTATAGATGCAGAAGGCACTATAGGAATGGCTGGATTATTTATTCCTGAGCAATGGTCAATGCCACCATACATTGATAGCTGGGGTAATTCACAAATTGAGGAAGCTATAGAGGCTATTGTAAGAGAAAGAGAAAGATGGAAAGCAGAATTAGGACCTGAACAATATCAATTAAGAATATCTCAGAAACCTTTAAACATAGCAGAAGCATTTGCATATAGAAAAGCTTCTGTATTTCCACAAGGTATTTTATCTAAACAAATGAAAAAGATAGAAGAAAAAGAATATGCATATGAGCTAATTGAATTAGATAGAGATCAAGAAGGTATAGTGGCTAAAAGAACTAACAAGGCACCAATTACTGAATTCCCCGTAAATAAAAAAATGACAGATAAAACTGGAACTATAGTAGTGTGGGAAAGACCTGCTAGTAAACGTCCGGAATTTGGCCAATACTATGGTTCTATTGACCCTGTATCAGAAGGTAAAACAACTACATCTGATTCTTTGTGTAGTATATTCATATATAAAAATGCTACTGAGGTAACTAGAACAACCGTATCAGGTGATACTGAGGTATTTGTAGAAGGAGATAAGATAGTAGCTGCTTGGTGTGGAAGGTTTGATGATATTAATAAAACACATGAAAGACTTGAATTAATTATAGAGTGGTATAATGCTTGGACTATTGTTGAGAATAATATATCATTATTTATTCAACATATGATAGCAAGAAAAAAACAAAGATATTTAGTGCCAAAGCAACAAATACTTTTCTTAAAAGATTTAGGATCTAACAGAACAGTATATCAAGAATACGGTTGGAAAAATACAGGAACGTTATTTAAGAGCCATTTAATTTCTTATGCTATAGAATTTATAAGAGAAGCAATAGATGAAAAATTAGATGATGAAGGTAATGTTATGTCACAAACATTAGGTGTTGAAAGAATACCAGATCCAATGCTTATAAAAGAAATGTTAGCATATTATCCAGGTCTTAACGTGGATAGGTTAGTTACGTTTGGAGCGTTGGTTGCTTTTGTCAAAATACAACAATCTAATAGAGGTTATGCCAAAAGGCGTGAATCAGAAGGTGATTCTTTGGTAAATTCAGAAAAAATAAGTAAATTAAAGTATACCAGTGCGTTTAAAAATATAGGCCGTAGGAGAACATTAGGTGGTCAGAAAATAAGAAGGTCTGGTTTTAAAAATATTAAATAGCCAAAAATAATCTAGATGAGAGTATTAAATGCAATGCAAATGAAAAATGGGGCCAAAGCTGAAAGCGGGCCAACATTTTCTAGCTTAACACAACCAACACAGTTTTTACCTTACTCAAAAAAGACTGATGATTGGGCGGCTTGGAATCTAGATTGGTTAGAGTTACAAGGTATAGAATTTTTACGTATTAATTCAAGAAGATTATTAAAGAATTATAAGTTAGCAAAAGGAGTTATAGATAAATCTGATTACATAGTTGAACCAGATAATGACTACAAAGACTTAATGGATACTCTTACAGCTGAGAATGATTCAGCACTTGAATTAAAATTTTATCCTATCATACCTAATGTAATTAATGTATTGACAGGTGAATTTGCAAAGAGATATTCTAAAGTGCAATTTAGAGCTGTTGATGATACATCTTATAATGAGATGTTAGAGCAAAAAAGATTACAGATTGAAGAATCATTATTAGCAGAGGCTGAGGCAAATCTAGTAATGAAAATGATTGAGATGGGTATGGACCCAGGATCTGAAGAAGCACAACAACAATTATCACCAGAGGGATTAAAATCTTTACCAGAAATAGAAGACTTCTTTTCTAAGGATTATAGAAGTATGGTTGAAGAATGGGCATCACACCAACTTGCAGTAGATGAAGAAAGATTTCATATGCAAGAACTTGAAGAAAGAGGCTTCCGTGATATGCTTATATCAGATAGAGAATTTTGGCATTTTAGAATGTTGGAAGATGATTATGATGTAGAGCTATGGAATCCAGTTTTAACTTTCTATCAAAAATCTCCAGATCAGAGATACATTTCTGATTCTAACTATGTAGGTAAGATGGACTTAATGACTGTGTCAGATGTTATTGACAGATACGGTTATTTAATGGATGAGAAGCAATTAAAATCTTTACAAAAAATATATCCTGCAAGATCTGCACAGTATCAAGTAAATGGCTATCAAAATGATGGTGCATACTATGATGCAACTAGATCACATGAGTGGAATACTAATATGCCAGGTTTAGCGTATAGACAATATACAAGTAACTATTGGAATAATCCTGGAGTAGGTGGTGATATTTTAAGTGAGATATTAGATAACTCAGAAGACATGACACCTTTAGATGAAGGTAACTTAATGAGAGTATCTACAATTTATTGGAAGACGCAGAGGAGAGTTGGTCATTTAACTAAGATAGAATTAAATGGTAGTGTAACTCAAGAGATCATTGATGAGACTTTTAAAATTACAGAAAAAGCTGTATATGATACCTCTATATTTAAGAACAGAACAAAAGAAAATTTATTACAAGGAGAACATATAGATTGGATATGGATCAATGAAGTATGGGGTGGTGTTAAAGTAGGACCAAACTTACCAGCAATGTGGAGATCTACAATGGGAGATAATATAAACCCAATATATGTAGGTATTAATAGAACTAAACCTGGAAGATTACCTTTTCAATTTAAAGGTAACAATACACTTTATGGATGTAAACTTCCTGTAGAAGGGAGAGTATTTTCTGATAGAAATACTAGATCTACTTCATTGGTAGATTTAATGAAAGCATATCAAGTTGGATACAATATGGTTAATAACCAAATTGCTGACATTCTAATAGATGAATTAGGAACAGTAATTATGTTTGATCAAAATGCTTTACCACGTCACTCAATGGGTGAGGATTGGGGAAAAAATAATTATTCAAAAGCATGGGTAGCAATGAAAGATTTTC